CACTTACCTATAATCCTACTACCTAATCGCAAACATGTTTTTGTAACTCTCCAGTTATTTAATATATTATCAGGTCTTTCCCACTTACCACTTTCATCGTGTACTAGTAATTGAAGCTTTTCTCCGTCATAACTGTTATCACCTGTATTTTTCCAATCAATAGTAGTGTCAAGTCCAACCAAGTCTTCCTGCTGTTCGTTTGTAGTAATCTTTTTACGCGTAAACTTACTTGCAGGAACCCTATAAGCAAGCTCAGACTTAGGTCTGTCCATACCGTCTTGAATCGGTTTAAAAAAGAACGGATAGTTAATTGATATTGGGACAACTTTGTCTGTAAACATTTTTTTAGCATCTGAAC